GACGCACTCGCCACAGCGGCGAGCGTCGCCTCCTGCATTGATGGAGGTCTCAGGCCCACGCACGGGCGCTCTCACGCTCTCTAACAACTTCGGAGGATCCCAATGGATCAACTCTCTAATCTGTCTCCTCGCGGCGTCCTGTCCCTCCACCTGCAGTCTCTGCAGACCGGAGAGGGCACGATGATCCACGGGGTGTCTCGCCGGGACTCAAGTCCCGTGGAGGCAACGGTCGATCATACGGACAGCGGCTGGGTCATCGTGATGACTTGGCCCACTCAGTCCTTCAAGGTTCGCCGCGCCTTCACTCTCTTGTCCTACGCCGTGGATTTCCTCGCCATCGAGGGACGCGGCTGGGCCTAATCCCAGCGACTGGCGAGGACCAGGGTGCGGGACTCAGCTCCTCTCCAGCTCGCCTCTCAGCTCCTCTCCAGCTCGCCTCTCAGCTCCTCTCCAGCTCGCCTCTGAGCTGCTCAGATCTGACCTCTTACTAGAACTCAACCTCTCACAATTCGACCGTTCACAATTCAACCGTTCAGGAGAACCAACTATGTCTAATTCAACCATTCCGTCCGTAGACCACACCTCCCACCAGGCCCAGACCCCTCCCTACATCGTCAAGAAGTTCAAGGAGTGGGAGGGCATGGACGGCATGGGTTGCCGCGGCGAGATCCACCATCCGACCAAGGGCAAGGTCGCCAGATTCTTCGATGAAGGATGCGGAGGTGAAATGATGGTCGATCCCATCGGTCGGACAGAAAATTTAGCGGACATGGTCTCCTATTCAGAGTTCAAGGCATTCAAGGAGTGGGCGAACGCTCACCCTGCCTTGGCTCTGGTCTTCAAGGAGTGGGGCTTCACTCCCGCGGGTGACGATCACACCGACACCCTGATCGAGGTGCTGATCGCTGAGTTCCGCATCGCGAAGGAGGTCAAGAAGGGATACCTGTGCTACCAAGATGACAAGAACCCGATGGCATTCATGGGCGCGAAGCAGGGGCGCAAGAAGGTGAAGTTCACCCCTGAGTCCGCGCATTGGATCAGGAAGGAGATGCCGAACTGCATCATCCGCAACGGCGAGACCCCCTCATGGATCGAGGGCGCGCCTGAGGTCAAGTAGACTTCTATCTCCCCGCTGATGAGCCCAGATGGCGTCTGGGCGAAACTCCCCACAGGGGGAGTCCGGGGAAGCCAGCGAGGCTTCCGACTCTCACAGTCTCTCACAGGAGAACTAGATATGAAGACCACTCAAGCGTTGGAGATCGTCAAGGTCGCCTTCATCAAGCAGGGCCTGAAGCCCCGCGTTGTGACGCACATCAACAAGTCGATGACCGTCGATTGCCCCGGCTCCGGCGTCGAGGTCCACATCCAGCGCGGAGGTGTCCGCGTGTATCACATGATCCGAAAGGCGATCGCCCCTGCGGACGCGATCCTTGAAGAGCTGAGATCAAGCGAGGTTAGGATCTTCAAGTCGAGAGAGCCCCGTGAAACTGGACGCGGCGAAAGAGTCGCCCACATCGAGTATTAGCCGGACGAATAGTGAACTGACCAGAATTCGACCGCTCGTATTGTCTCCCGCCTGTGAGAGGGCGGTTTAGAGCGGTCGACGGGGTCTGTGAGTCGACCACAGTCCCCACAAGGGGCGTTCCCACCTGTGAGAGGGTGGGGACGCCCCGCTTTCATTTAGTTGAGATACGACCGTTTCGACCGTAGGTTCGATGCATGGTAAAAACAAAGAAGCCCTCAATGAGGAACACACCAGCGAACAAGGTTCGCCGCATCAGGAGAGACATTGAACGCTGCACGGCAGCGATGCTGGGACTTGAAATGAAGATCGAGATCTTGAACAAGGATGCCCAGTCGCATGAGGAAGACAACTCTGAAGTCCCCGAGCTTCAGAAGCGTGTCGACTCCCTGAGGCGCCACATCAAGGGGCTCGAGGAAGTCAAATCCGCTTGGAAGAGCGGCGGTTCGAGATCTAACAGGTAGTGCCCAGGCTGCCTGGTCTTGACGGCATGATGTTGCCGCAGCTCTTCCTGAACTTTCGGGGGGATTTGATTGTGCAATTTAAGCAAGGCCAAGTGGAGCTCATGGTCGGTCGACCAGACACTCAGCTCCTCGACGCTGCAAAGCTCGCAGCCTTCTTCAGCGTAGTCAGATGCGACCGCTTGTGGACAGGCGAGTTGATGATGAGCTCCTCGATCTATGTCGCTCGACAAGAGTTCCTCTGGAAGCGATGCGCTCTGGAGGTTATCCGAGACGCCTACGACGATGGTGCCGGGATGTCTGGCGAGGCTAATTGGCCCGACGAGGGCTTCGACTTTGGCGCGGGGGTCGTTTTTTGGGAATGATCCCAGACTGGTCTTCGTCCACTTCGACGGTTCCCCAGCGGTAGCCACACTCCTCACACCGTCGACGCCGGCGCACTGCTTCTAGACCATCGGACCAATGGGTCGACCTGACCGAGGTCTTTGAGGAGTTGCAGCTAGGGCATTTCATACGAAGAACACCCTCCGCTGACTGTACACCCGCGAGAGCGAGAGGAACCAAGCATCTGCGTAGTCAGGCGAGGCGCCATACCTCTGCCTGAGCTTCTCTTTGGGCTCCATGAGCAGGAATCCACGCTCGTTGTACTGAAAGTTCGTCCACTGAAGCTGCCTCCAGAGGTTGTCCTTGAAGCGTTCAGGGACCGCGGCGATCCCGTTGATGAGCGCCATGCGCCCGACCCAGTGGAGCTCGGCCTTTCTGTTCGCTGCCTTGAAGTCTCTCCCGAGGAGTTCTCCCCAGTCGCCTTGCGGCCCAGCTCCGAAGTCGACCGCGTCGACAGGCATCTCAGCTTCTGCCATGCGGTCAACTACGCCGGCGCCGAGGCCGGAGGCGTCGATATGAACATTCTGCCCCTCGATGCCCTCTTCTTGTGCAAGTCCGAGAACTCTGCGCGTAGTCTCCATGAGATCTGATCCGGTCCACGCTTCGGTCCTAGTAACGATGCCATCGGTAGTGACTACGCAGACGGTCTGATCGCTTCCTGATCGAGCAACATCGACCCCCATATGCTTACCTAGGTCTTGGTCTGGCACAGTGTCACAGGACTGCTCGAGGAGCCAGAGGGGACACAGTTGGTAGTCGCCCCCTGTGGGCGGAAACTTTCCAAGGACGCGGACATACCATTGAGGCGAATCCTCTCCATAGTGGATGCGCTGCTCCTCGATCCAGTCGCGAGAGATGATTGATTCAGGCACATCGTGCGCTGCAATCTCGAACCGAGCCCAGTTGCCTCGCTGATGAGAGTCGAAGAAGCTTCCTTCGGCCCTGTTTCCGTTGCCGATGAGGAGCACATAGCAGTTGGGCGAGGTCAGGTAGCCCCGCATAGCATCAAAGATGTGGTCTGCGACACCAGATGCCTCGTCGACGATGACGAGAAGACCTCCCTCTCCACCAGGCTCCGAGCCCTTCGCGTGGAATCCTTGAAACCTCTCCTCCTTGTCGGTCGACAGGCCCATCGCATACCAATTGGGAGAGATATCAAGGCGAGTCTGCATGAGCTCTCCGGGCAACTTCATGTTGGACTCAGCAAACGCGGCCCTGACTTCTCGCCATAGAAGACCAACCTGATGCCAAGTGGGAGCAGTGGTCAAGACGATCGCGCCCTTGCGAGTGTTCATAAACCACAGGAGGATCCTCGCTGCCCATGTTGTTTTGCCCGCTCCGTTGCATGAGACCACGGAGACTCGCTGGTTTTCGACAAGGGCCTTGCCGATCGCTTCTTGTTTCGACCAAGGGTCGAAGTTCAGCACTTCGCGAGCGAACCCGCCCGGATCGTCGACGAACTGGGGGTATCCCGCGTCATCCTGGTTCTCCAGTATCGAGTCCAACCGCTGTCTTACCTGCGCCCATGATCTCTTGGTCAATCCGTCTAATAATTCTTCCTGCTGCGTCACGCGGGGCCTCTTCCATAATGAAGTCTGTGAGTCTTGCCAGCACAGCGATCATGTCGCGCGCATTCATGGCAACTGCTGCATCGAGCTTGATGCCCCATGCTTTTTCTTTTCGTCTAGCGAGCCTCTCTGCTGCCTTGGCAAGGTTTTCAAGAGCATCGCTCTCATTGGCCCCAGCCCTAAGCAACTCTTCAAGCGCATCTAGGTAGTGCTCTCTCTTTTCAGGCTCTGGTTCAGCCCTAGCTTGAATGAGGAGCTCGAGAGCGTTTTGTCTGAGCTCAGGGGTGTCAGAGTCGACAAAGTGCTCTGCGGCCTTCTGCATAACCAAATCAAGCACCGCGAGGGTGTCCTTGAGGTCGAGCAGTGTGGGGTCATTCTTGGCCTCTTCGTAAGCTTCCTGAAGTCTGCCCAGAGCCATGCTCCTGCGACCGCTGGTCGGAGGTCTGCCGGCGTGTCCCCCGTGCATCCTGCAGACGGTGCGCCCTGCGACCTTGGGGTTGCCGCATCTCTTGCCTTGACGGTTCCGGGCTCTGCAGCGGTTCGGCTCATCGCCGTCTTCAAAGGTGCAGGTTGTCCTGTTCCTTCGCGCGTCATAGCGAGATTTCTTACCCTTCGGTCGCTCGCTCACCCCTTTCTCCCCTCTCTTGCCTTGCGAGCTGCTTCCCTGATCTGCGGACGAGCCAGCATGATCATGTATCCGAAGACCATGACCACTCCAATGAGTACGCCAAAAGCGCACCCGAGACTAAAACTTCCCCAGTCCATGCTTACTCCTTTGCTTGAGCTCTTCGACCGTACTCTGCGATGAGGGCAGCATCTGCCATCCCCCAGTCCTTCTTAAACTTGATCGGGATCGGCGGGAAGAGGTTCTTTGCGACCGCTACCGCGCTGACCTTGATCTGATCTCTTCCGCTGCGAGGGTGTCCAGCGAGCATTGCCCCCTGCCATCTCTGTGGCGTGACAAACTCAAACGGAACTCCGAGGCCGGTGAGGAGCCCCTGCCACATCCCGTAGCCGATGCCGAAGCGGAATATGCCGACTCGTCCGTCACCTGGTGCTGTGGTCTGCTTCTCAATCCAGCAGGAGATCTTCTCTTCTGTGTTGGTCATCACATCTAGGAAGATGTTCGACATCTGGCGAAGGTCGTATTCCTTGCGCGCGTTTCCAGCCTCGATGATCGGCACTCTGAGAGCGTGTATAAACTGCCCCTCGTTTCCGAGGATCGCGATAGCCCCGGTGATGCCGGGGTCGATGCCTACATAGATTGTCATTTGATCATCCTGTTCATAATGGACTGCTCCTCGAGCTTCACGAATGAAGAGACCTCTTCTAGTGTTCTCGCCCTAAGAGCGAGCTGATGCTTCATGTCGACATCAAGCTTGTAAATAACCCAAGCGCAATCTGAGGTGTGTGACCTCTGGAGGTTGAACCCGACTGCGCTGAGACGATTACGGAGGTTGATTGCCCTCTTTGAGAGGCCAATGTCAGGTAGCTTCAGACCTGTCCGCTTTAGCTTGATGAGTTCTCGCCTGTTCATTATTCCTCCATGAGGGCTTGCCAGATGCGTGACATCGCGATCCCCCATTCAGGACCGTGATGCGAGATGCGATGCGACTCTGATCCCCAACTCAGGCAATGAGCCCATTCATGGATCAGAGCGAACTGAGCGGCGTCCAGTGAAAGACTCTTTGCAAGCCTGATGCGGAAGTGAGGCCCACGCTTGCTCTCTTTAACGAGCTCACAGTCGCCATGTGACTCAGAGAGCTGCACGGTGCGAACTTGCACAGGCCAGGTAGGGGGGACGAGGATGCGAAGCTTGCGCGCAAGCTCTCTAGGGGAAGATTGCTCTTCAGAGCTTCGCTTTAGGAAAGGAACCATGCCGCCAACAGTCCAATCGGTACAAGAATCGGCAGCAAGGACAAGCATCCTCGACGATATGCGGCCCTATTGAGGCTTTTGATCTCCTTACGAATCTCTTTGTTGTTCATGCTGTTCCCCAACTTACGGAAGATGGACTCCATCTTGAACAAAGCACTAGCTTTTCCCTAGCTCGCGTCATGCCCACATAGAAGGTTCTGATCACGCCGTCTCTGCTTGCCGCGTTCGATGCTTCTCGCGCCCCGGAGGGGCTAAGGTCAGGGAACAAGTAGCAACTATCGCACTCGCCCCCTTTTGTGCTGTGGATCGTGCCTACAACCAGGCGAGGTTCCTCAAGTAGCGCAGCAGAACCATGCTGCTCTGCAATTGCGAACGAATAGGACATCAACTTCTTTTTGGACGCGAGCATATTGCTCTTTAGCCACTCGATGGGCTTGCGATCGATTAGGTGCTGCCTGAGCTCTCTCCAAGAGGACTCCCTAAATACATCAAGAGCATCTGCTGGTGACATCACCTCGTAGCGAGCGCGAGTGCCGTCCTTCTGTCGTATCAGCTTCTTAGCCTTAGGGTTCATGCAGTCGCTGGACTTTAGGAGGTCCATCCACTTCCTCATTTCACCCCATGTCCAGAGCCTCGCTTGATGCTTGTGGATGCTTGGATCAATCTTCATAAAAGCGTTAAGCCTCTCGAATCCACCCCGCAGAGGATTCCACGCTCCGTTGTGCAGACGGTAGGGGTTATGGAACAGAATCCCGTCTTCCCTGAGCTTTGCGATCGCTTTAGACAGCGAGAAGGCGCAGCTCGCCAGCAGCATCACGGTCTTGCCGTTCTCTAGGTCCGCGTAAACTTGGTCAAGGACCGGCTCGACCGCGCGCGAAGAGCCCCTGTGGCTGAGTATCACCTCACCTTCAAAGTCTCTGGGCTCATATTCGACCGCGTACCTGTAACTAGCCTTCTCGATCCACTTGGAGGCTACGCGGTGAATAGCTCGAGGAACCCTGTACGACTGCTTCAGGTGATAGTTGTTCTGCGGCGGTATATCCTCACCCAAAAATGCCTCAGGAGAAGCACCTCGCCATGAGTAGATCGACTGATCTCCGTCGCCGGCAAGGATCGCAAACTCGGCCTCTTTGGCCCAACTGCGAACAAGCGCAAGCTCAAGCGTCGAGGAGTCCTGCGCTTCGTCGACAACGAAGACCTGTGGATCTCCGGGGGCAGCTCCAGAGTCCAGTGCTTGCTCGATCAGACCCGTAAAGTCGACATACCCTGTCTCTTGTAGCCAGTCTTCCCACTTTGTCTGGAAAGAGAGCACATCAGGTCTCCACCGATCGCGAGGAGTCATCCTGTGGCGGTATACCTGAGCAATAGAAGCGAGCTCGTCGGCCTTTCGTCCGCGATCTCCTCGCTGCCCAAGGTCATCGAGCGATGTAGATGCGCCCTGAAGGGCAAAAGCTGGCTGATGTTCGTTCCACTCTTCCAGCCTGGTATCCGCAATGTCCGGGCTCCCGAGAGAGCGATAGGCAATCGCGTGGAGTGTGCCGACATTCTGGTCCGGCAGCTTGAGGTCTCTTGAAGCAATCTCAGCCGCTGCAGTCTTAGTCAGCGAGCAAACGACCACATCGTCTTCGCCAAACTTCTCAACAGCCCTTGGGATCCATTTGTTCGCTAGAGCGTGACTCTTGCCACACCCCGGAGGCCCATGTAGTCGGTACTCCGTCACTCAGAGAACCCAAAGCACGATCGAGTAGACCAAAAACAACACTATCCAGCACCCACACCCGTACACACAGGTCGACGGGTAGATGTCGGAAGGGTCTTGATTGTCAATATTAGGTCTTTCGTACTGGCTTCTCATCAACTGCGGTCCTGTGCAAATCCCCGGTTCAATTCGTCTGTAAACTCGGCCTCTGTCTGATGATCCCGCGCCTGAGAGCCCTCGTACTTCGGAAGGCTCCAGACATTGACGGTCGACCGCTTTCCGGTCTCTGAGTCTGTGTAGGCAACGACTGCAGGTTCCACATTTGCAGACCGAAGCATGGTCGCGACCTGAACTCGGCTCAGGCGCTCATCGCGCTCAAGGTAAAGCCATCGTCTGAATGAGGCCAAGAAAAACACCGCAGTGTCCTGATACAGGAAGGGCTCCTTCAAGATAATCGCATCGTTGCGGTCAATCGAAGGCTTGTGGACCCCCAGATACTCGTTTGTCCACTCCTTGACTACGCCCTCCTCACTGGAGTCAGCTCCAAGATGCTGGTCTTCTACGCTCTGCAGAATCGCTTGCGCGAGAGGATCCCATCGGTTCGCCTTGAAGCGCGGGATCAGCTTGCCACTGACCGCTGCGATCGAGGATCGAAAGAGAGCTGGGTTCAAAATCGCGTTAACGCTGCCGAGGTTGATCGAGCCCTCTGGAAGGATCAGTCGGTACTGAGGAGGGTTCGAGACGAAGCGGATGATCTTGGTTATCTCAAACCCGAGCACCGCGCTGAGATCCCCCATGATCGCGTCACGCTCGTTCTCTGGATTCGAGTGTCCGCGGTCGATTGCCTCGACCCTGTCCTCGATGCGCTCATGCGCTTGCTCAGAGTCGTTGCGCTCGCGCGCCTTCAGGACCAAGTAAGCGTAGTAGTCAGGCCGGTCGAGCTTGAGTTGCTGACCCCCTTCACGCCTGTGGGCTATGCACAGGGTCGCAATCTCCTCGTCCTTCCAGTTGGCGAACGCTGCCATCGAGGCAAGGCTCATGTCGTATTCACTCTGGGAGGGGAACTCTTTGTCGCGCTCCCTGCGCCAGGTAGACGCGAACTGTGGCTGAAGGTTCAACATCCCCATCAGCTTGGCGCTGTGAGGCGCCGCGTCTGAGGTAAGGAAAGGTTCAATGCGCTGAACCATCTCCTCGACATCGCTTCTCGCGTAACGCTTTGAGCGTGTAGCACTTTGCGCCGGCCCGGATGGCTCAACGACCCACTCCTCAAAATCACAGGGGTTGTGAAGAGGAGCTGAGTCGTATTCTGTCAGTGTTTTGACGAGTCGAGCGTACTTTCGGTTGATGCTTCCCGCAGGACGAAGCACTCTAGCCAAGTCATGCGTAGCGTCGACCGTGAAGCCGAGGTGCTTTGCCCGAGCGATAATGTAGTCCTGCCATCCTCTGATCAGCTTGGCAGCGGACTCCACCTCTGAAGCGTTTGTGAGCTCCAGAGCTTCTTCGAACTTCCAGTAGAGATGCCAACCTCCACCTGTCTCGATCGTCCAAGACGGTTGGATAGGGAGCGTCTGAAGAATCGCCTTTGCGTCTTCTTCGTTCTCAGGCAAGCCTTTCTTCTCATGGCCCGATCCAGCGATGTCCAAGTCAAGCCAGATCCCCGGCACATAACTCACGGTGTGGCTATACCCACGGGTAAAGGCGAGTCCGCTCTTGTCTCTGGGGTCGCCCCCTCCAGTCTTCTTTGCTCGCTCTTCCAGAGCAGCGTCCGAGTTCTGCAGACAGACTCCGTAGTAGCAGTCTGACTTCGCCGCGATCACCTCTGCTTTGGATGCCGCTTCGTCTAGGTCATTTGTCCATGTAGACCTCTTGCTCGCACCGTCCCAAAGGACAAGCGAGCCCCCTACCCCGACCGCATCCTCGAACATTGCCCCAAAGAAGGCTCTGATCGATTCGCGATCGGGGCGTACACCATTCGGCCCCTGCACTGCGCTCAGGAGTCAGGGAACTCAGACGGATTCGCAGCGATGCGAGCGCGGAACTGCTTTGCAAGATCGCTCATCCTAGATGCGCCATCTTCGGGGAGATCCTCTACATAGGCGAGGTTCAGCGTGGAGAACTTGATTCCAGCCTTGTTCATATTGCTGTCCAGCGTGAGCTTTGAAACCACACCTTCGACAGACTTCCCAGCGTCAATCAGCATCATCGAGTACTTGCTCAATGACTTCAGGCTAGTCGCGGGAACGATGAGCAGGGCCGGGATGCGGCTGTTCTCCAAGAACAAGAAGAGCTTCGCGCTGTCCTTGCAGTCTTTGCCGTCTCCCTTGCCGCGAGCTGAACCAAACTGATTCCAGTGGCAGGACTTGCAGTCATGCTTGCCTTCGACCGCGTCCGCATCAAGCGAGTTGACGCCCCATCCGGTCATGCCGTCATGCGATGAGCATGAGGGGTTCTTCTCGTCTCCTCCATCCTCCATCGCACTCTTCCACCAAGCTTTCTCGCCACCCTTCATAATGAGGATGACGGCATTGAGCTCCTTAAACATCTCTTCGCCAGACAAGGTCTCGACAGACCATGCGCTGCCTCCACCAAGGGGCATCCTGAGACGCTTGAGATCAAACTGAGACACGCCCAGGTCAAGCGTCGACATCATAAGGTCGGTCGCTTGGGGTTCTGTGACGATCGGGAAAGACCCGGAGGTCACGGTTGCTACTTCATTTTTAGGGGCCATGAGTCCTAACTCCTTGAGTTGTTAATGGCTGCGATTGTCTTGGAGGAAGATGATTCTTCCGACACCGCGGTCCTCCGTCCGCGGATCGAGGGAACCTCTGAGATCTCAATGACATCTCTCAAGGTTGGCTGAAGAGTCCTGCCATCAGCAATGCGCTCACGCACATAGGCAGACAGGCTGTTTGTGTTGTAGGTCTCGGAGACATAGTCCTTGAGGCCGCAACGCTTGAGCACCTTAGTGACAGCGTCTTTGTCTCCGTCCTTGGCCTTTGCCCAGACCTGATTGTGGATGTAGATCGTGATCTTCTCTCCGTCCACCGTGATCGGCAGCGAGGAGAGTTGCTCCATCTGCATCTCCTCTAGCAATGGCATCTCGATCTTCGCGATCTCGTCCATCACCTCTCTCCTTTCCTGCTCTAACTCGCGCTTCCGCTTGATCAGCCGAGCCATGCTCCGGGCTCTATCCATGTCCATTAGACGGTCTCCTTTTTTTGTGAGTTGTTGAGGTCTGCGAGTACGCCTTCGATGACATTCTCGCGCTTACGAAGAGCGTGATAGACCGCAAGGTCGACCGTGTCCTTCGCAAGGAAGTGGTAGTACAGGACTGTGCGGTCCTGACCTGGTCTGTGGTTTCGAGCGAGAGCTTGTAGATAGTCGCCCAAAGAAAAGCCGGTACTTAGGAATGCCACAACTCGCGCTCTGGTCAAGTCTACTCCGACTCCTCCGGCCTGTATCTGTACAGCAAGCACAGTCGCTTGGCCCTCTTGCCATTCCTTCAGCTCCTTTCTGGGGCCGGAGAGCTCGAGCGATTCACGACCCGCTTTCTTGGCAGCGAGGTGGACCGTCTCCATGTCCCCCCTGAACTGACCGAACACACAGATGGGCTCGTCCGGCGGAAGGTCGATCATCAGGTCTGCCAAAGCCTTGACCTTGGAGTCATCGACCCGCTCCTGATACGGAGGGTCAGCGTCGATCGTCACCTGCCCAGAGGTCAACTGCTGAAGGCGAAGTAATCTCGTCAGACCATTGGAAGCGGTGACCTCGCCTGAGCCGATGTCGGCCCTAAGCGTCTCCTCCATTTGCTTGTAAGCGCGGCGAGCTGCAGGGGAGAGTTCAACCATCCTCTTCTCAAACAAGGCCGGCGGGAGCTCAAGGACGGTCCTGTCTGCCTGATAGGTGACTTTGGAGAGGCGAGCGCGGAGGTCATCAATGTTCTGGAAGCCCTTTACCTCTTTGCCCTGAAAGCCTCCCATGATCGAGTATCTACGCCGGAACTGGACAAAGCTACGACCGAACACATGAGATGCGCCGAGGCACAGCGTCTGCTGAAAGCAGTCCAGCGGCGAGTGAGGCATCGGGGTGCCTGTAAGCGCGACCCTCTTAGGGATCTTGTTCGCAAGCTTGGCGACCCACTTTGCGGTCTTGCCGCGGGGCGACTTGAGCCTGTGGGACTCGTCCATGATGAGGAGGTCAAACTGCCCTGCCTCTGCGAGCATATTGAATGGGGAGAGACGGGCCGACTCGTAGTTGATGACGATGACCACAGGGCATCCCATCGCTCTGGCTCGCTCCATCGCTTCGTATGCAAGCTTCTGCTTCTTCGCAACGGAGCCTTTGTTCAAAAGGCAGACCTCCCAACCCCTGCGAGCGAATTGCGTAAATTGCTTCTCCCATGCGTCCACAACGGAAAGTGGACACAGGATGAGCATTCGACGCACCTCCATTCGCTCTGCGACCTCGATCGCGCATCTAGACTTACCCGTGCCCATGCCCATGTGGAGCAGGGTGGAGGGACGATCGAGTACGAAGTCGATCGCCTCGCTCTGATGGCGCCAGAGCGAAGGGGCAGTGGGGACGGTCATTCGAGAGTGAGGTCTACAGGAGTTGGGGGGGTCTGCTAAAATCGTCAGGGGCACAGTCGAGCATCTCAGCAAGGATGACAACGGTGTCTGCGTCCGGGCGGTTCTCACCCTTCTCCCAACGCAGAATGGTCGGATGTGTAATCTTGAGCTCCCTTGCAAGGCCGGAGGCAGTAAAGCCCTTCATCTGTCGACGAAGCCTCAGTGCTCCTCCTTCCCAAGCTTCAAGCCCCGCAGTGTTGACCGGGCGTCCAGCTCTGGGAGTGTCTTTTTTGTCACTCATGCCTTTGTTGTATCGTCCTGGGCCCAGCCTTTCGAGTGCCTGGTCAAGTGCAGAGGGGCCAAGAAGGGCGATTCCCGTTCTTGGTGTACATAATGCACGGTCCTCCAAGAGGTTAGATGAATGCCCATATTTGGGTCTGCCAAGGGGTTCACTTTGTACGGGAACATTCCGTATATGAGGGTATGAATATCACGCAACTACATGAAAGAGCTGACATCGACAGGTGCTCCGTCTCGAAGTGCCGAAAGGCTTCCTGCATCGTCTACAGGCCCGGAGCATCTCCGGCGAACAAAGACAAGATTGTCGGCCTCTGCGACAAGCATCACGCGGAGTTCTGCTTGATGCCTGAATCGAAGCACCGCGAAAAGCTTGTTGACGGATTATTCCCCTTTAGGGGAGGTCTGGCGTGAGGCGTACAGATCTAGAGCGTCGGCTCGACGAAGCTGACTCTGCTCGAAAGCAAGCGGTCAAGGAGTGGAGAGAGTTTGTCGATCTTCACTGCGGGTTTGACAAAGAGACCGGGATGCCAACTCGCCCTGAGACTCTTCCCGAGCCTCAAGTTAAAGAGTTGGGCGAGACGATGAAGCATTGGAACAAGGAGTGGGCGCGCCTTTGCGTCCAACTTGAAAAGGAACAATCAGCCCCAGCAAACAGGAGAACAGCATGATCACCCTAATTTTAGCAGCGTCCCTTCTCGCGCCCTCAGACGCCGCGCATGAAGCGATCAAGGCCAAGGATGGAGCTCTGGTCGCCCAGTTCGAGGACGCGATACAGGTCAACCTGCCGTCCGACAAGTCATTCCTGAAGCCGATCGTCGCTGCGATCCGCTACGCCGAGAACGGTGGTCCGGGCCGCGAGTTCGGGATACTGCACCCGCGCGTGAAGGCAAATTATCGATCTCAGGCGGGTTGGGCGGTTTGCACTGTCAGAAACCACTGGGACCGCTACATCAAGAAGGGAGGCGACCCCAAGGACATGGACGCCTTCATCGTGGATCTTGGAGCGCGATTTTGCCCCCTTGACGATCCGCGGGATAAGAACGGCCTGAACAAGCACTGGATCCCCAATGTGAAGAAGTTCTACAGGAGGTTCAAGTGATGCAAGGCGACCCCTGTGAAGTCGACTGCGATGGGTGCGGAGTCCCCGTCAAGTCGTACCTCCTCAAGGACAACTACTACCCCACATTCTCTGACTGCGAGTTCTGCAGAAAGGAGAAGACCTGCAGCGGTCACCTTGTCTGGAAGGATGGTGAACTAGACCAGTGGGGCAGAACGAAGTTAGAGAGTGTCCCGTGCTCCAACACCGCGACTATCTATTGCACAGAGTCTCAGGACTTCCACTGTCAGCAGTGCTGGAACAAGCTGCACGACAAAGAGGATCTGAGAGAGATGGAGGAACTTGTTGTTCGAGTCCCGGACGATTGATAGCTTCTGAGTAGCTAGGGATGTTAGAGACTTCTAGCTACTGGATGTACCCACTTGACCGCTGTCGAACTTCTCCTGATCGGCAGCGGTCATTTTTATGCTGATCTCTTGTGGCTCGTATGGGCTTGTGCCATTGTCGCACCACACCTCTATGGAAGGGCATGAGCAGTCATATGCGTGGGCATTGTGGATGTTGCACCAGAAGTCTTCGCAACACTCACACAGAGTCCACGGAGTTATAAAGGGGCCTCCCGCGTGACACGGAGGGGATGTCACGGGGAGGCCCGGAGCCAGACGCGCGCGGCCCACTACGCTTTCTTGGACTTACCCTTAGCGGGTTCGGCCTCATCTGCTTCAACAGCAGCTTTCTTTTTGCGGCGAGCTCCAGAGAGCAATGCGCCGGCGCCGCCAGCGGCGAGCAACCCCAATAACGGATTCACGCCTCCGACCGCATTGCCAATCACGCCGGAGATCCCGTCCGCGTTTGAAGCGAGCGCATCTCCGACAGTTGTGGTGACTTCGACCATCTCACCCGTCTCTTCGTCCTCCTCAAAGAACGACATCGGATAATCGAGGGCCGCGTCCATCGCTGAACAGCCGGTCAGGCCGAAACACAGGAGAGCTGAGAGAAGGACACTACGCATTCTTCTTCGCAAGCCCTCGACTGATCGCGTAGCAACCAGTCGCAATGCCTAAGGCAAGAAAAGCCCACTTCGAGAGCTCAGGGTCGCCGGAGCTAATCGTACTGGTGCATAGTGCCAAAAGTCCGCTGTATCCAAGACCCTCCGAGGAGGACAATAGTGACCCCGTGGAAACGGGACCGAGAGAAAGGGGTTCTTTCATGGGAAAAAGGGTTGGGGTTGACCGTCTGAGGTCTACCTCAGGGACGGATGAAACATCAGGTGCTCCTGATGTAGGTCTCTGCGATGTTCCACGCTATCGAGCCAAAGAGGCCCAGGATTCCTAGCACGAACCATCTCCTTAACCCTTCGGCCTCACGCCGAAAGGATTCTACAGAACGGACTCTCTCGTCGATCAAGGCAACCTCTGTGTAGAGACCGCGTCGACCATTGCCGCGCAGCGAGTCATCAATACGCTCGACTCTTGAGCGTATCTCTTCCACGGTGTCTGCAAGAGAGTCGATCTTGCGTACAGTTGAGTCATCGTTCTCAGACATATCAGCTCGTAATCTTCGCCCAGTCTGAGCTCGTCCTAGCAATGCAGGTCACAGAGGCGTACTGCGCGAGCGTGAAGTTGGCAGCTCCGTTGATTGTCTCCGAGCCATTCGCGTCGATGGTGACCGAGTTGCCCGATCCGTCTATCCTGAAGAATGTCACGGGGCGACCCGCTGCAGCGTCAGTATCTGCTGCGACTGGCAGCGTTGCGGTGACATTGCCTCCCGTGCAGTCGATGAAGTAGACATCCGGCTCGATCGATGGGTTGACGGAGTTGTCATCATCGGCCCAGACAGTGAAGTCCGCGGTCTTTGCTGCAGAGTTGAGAAACTTGCTGGTTCTGAAGTTCTCGTTTGTTGTAGTCATCAAGGCATCCGTAACGCTGTCGGTAGCCTCGATCTTGGTGTGCTTGGTCATGCGACTCTCATAATAAAAAGGGTGGAAGCTCGAGCGACTGTGTCGACCGCTGCTGATGTTGTTGATTCACGGTCGATCTTGGCCCAGAAGTAATCGTTAGCAGCGAATGTGTAGGCAAACATGACAACCTCTAGCGAAGTCTCATCCTGGCCCGAGCTCTCTCTTAGATATCCCCCCTGACCAGAAGGACCGATCTCAGTTCCAGAGCCCGAGTCATCATTGATGATTATGCGGAGCTTGCCGTTATACCGCGTGGGCGTACTCCCCGTCGCGTCGAGCGCGACCGAGCAAGATATGAGATATGTCCCCGGCGTTACTATTGTGAAACGCTCTTTGTCTGTAGAGTTCGAGTGTCTCAGATCTTCTGTGGTTCCAGAGGTCGCGTTCAAAACGCCGATAGACGGAGAAGCTAGATTCCACTCGAGCTTATTGTCAGTCAGCGACGAGTTCACATTTTGTTCTAGGGTGTTGTAGAAGGTCGCGCACACCGGGGGCTTACAGGCCGGAAGACCTCCCGTCGTACTGCCATCTCCGATCCACAGCGTCTTGTCATCTGTGGTGTACAGAGGTTCCCCCTGAGTGACACTCTCAGATCTACGATCGGCGTCTGTGCCGCGCTTGAACTTGATGTTACTCATTGAGCCACAGGAATAGACGGGTCAATTCGTAGATGCAGAGGATGATGAACCCCAGCTCTGCCAGAGACATCCGGCTAGGGAAGATCGTCCATCCGCGCATATTGAATCTGTCCTTAAACAGAAAGCTGACTATCGGCCCCATCCTCATCGCTTGCCTCCGTAGTATTCCGTCACCCCTTCCATCTTGAGGATCTCTTTGTTGATGTTCTTAGAGCCCACCCAAAGGATGCCAAGGACTCGCCCGTACTTGCCCAACTCTAGACTGTCGAGGTCGCACACTCCGTCCTTCAAGAGTTCCTTGAGGCGCTCCTTACAGGCTAGGCCAAGCACCTTCTCGGCCTTGTCTCTAGTGCGTGTCTCCGGGCAGTTGATGCCGTAGAAGCGAACACGCTTCTTGACGAAGGTGCTAAAGCCTAGGTTGATCCACAGGTCGGCAGTATCACCGTCGAGTATGCGGTCTACCTTGCAGTCGGAATATCTGAACGGTGTCTTCTTCGGTCGCTTCACTTGTCATCCTTTTGTTTTTCGAGACCGGGGTCGCCAACCACAGACCGGAGCAACTGCACCATGCTAGTGACGATGAGCGTTGTTAAGCCGGCTACGACCGAAATTGTGGATTCGGGCAAAAATAAACACGCCCCGAAAAATGTGAGGACCATCAAGCAGAGGTATCCACCTCCATAAATTCCAAGGTGCTCGGCAGCGAGTTCGGACGCAGTCTTCTGCGCTCGAATCTTCTCAACCGTGAGTTCGGCCTCAATGCGCTTGAGCATTGCCAGCTCCTGCGCGGAATCTCTTGATGAGTCTCTAGGAGGCGAATCAGATTTAGTCATGGGGGAGCTCCGAGGTGTTAGCGCAGATTGAACAAATCAAACCTGCACAGAGTGTGGTCTCTATCGAATGTATTGATGATTTATAGGGTGCTTGAGAAACACAAGAGCAGCAGCACAGAACTGCTAACGCTGCGGTGACGGATTTGAGGATGGCTATTACCATTGTCGCCTCGAGGATCGTTGCTTGAGACGAACAAAGACAACACCGATAAGCAAGACAGCGAGCAAGCCGTAACCGACCTCCTTGGGGGGAAGCGCAACACCCTCTCTAAGGTTAAGCTTCAAGGGACCAGCAGAGACCTCTTCAGGGGCTTCAGCCTCAATGGGATCTGCAGCAACAAGACCCTCCTCTTCAGCCATATGGTCTACGAGAAGAGCTAGGTTTCTTTGAGTCTCGCGGCTCATACCGTTCTCGCTCTTGACCTGCGGCAGATGCCAGGTGAGGGCCGCGTATGTCGACTCCCCCTCGCCCATATATTCGTACATATTGCTGTGTCCGGTGTACCCTCCCACAGTGTTCAGAGATGACGAGCCTTCGCCAATCTGGAACTCATCGGGCAAAAGCACATCGGCAGTCTCTGACCAGCCCCATGTCTGGCATGAAGCCAGTAGCAGTAGCAGCGGCATATAGCGCATTAGAATGTCCCTCCGTCGACTGATGTGACCGACTCCCAGTCTGCTGGGAGCTTCGTAAACACACCGAATTTTTCGATTCTTAGAGTCGCCGCGTTTGAGGGGCGAGTCACTGTGATCCTAAAGGCAGCGGTTCTGAAGTAGACCATTCCCGGCTTGAACGGACGATAATCAGTGCCTGGGCTTGCAGTCGCTGAGTGAGACCACTCAACCTTGATGGTGCAGTTCGCGGTTTCTCCTGACCTGACAATCGTCGGTCCTTCGGCGGTCCACCTCTGCGCCTCCGGTCCATCGACCGTGAAGTCCATGTCATCCACAGTTGCTGCAGCTCTCTGGTGAGCGGTTGCCGCGGCCCGACAGTGCATCCGACGAGCCTCCCCCATGTCGAATGTGCCTGTGATGTATGTACCAGTGGTGTCCGAGCCGCTTGTGGGAAACCTCAGATAACCAGCGGAGTCTGCTTCAAGGACAGACAGGGTTCCGTATGAAGCCCAGTTGCTCTCATAGTTGCGCTTGACGAAGTATGGACCAGCAACAGCAAGGTCAGTGCCCGAGTCGATGTCAGTGTCATACTTGGTGCTCGATGCGATCCCATATTGACCATTGCTAAGTCGAGCTCGCGCAAAGATGTCTGGGTAGTACCCACTCAGGCGATAGATCGATGGCGTGTTGACCTCTTTTGCGCTGCCGTCCATCTCTGCGATGCTTTGACCGAGTATCCATCCACCGACCTTCCACTCGATGGCCTCGACCGGCTGGGCGTCCGCATTTGATCCGTACAGGACGCCCTCTTCACCTCTAATGCCCGGAGAGCTCAGAGTTGGAGCTGCCGGCCTTTTTGCTAGTCCGGCGAACTCGAAAGAGATGCTAGGCGCCTTGGCAGGATTGACTCTCATGCCATTCGGCCCCTGAGGGCACACAGAAAACCTGTGGACTCGTCCTCCGACATAGCCTGAAGCGACGAATCGGAACACTGAGTGCTTGCCGCTGACAGATCCAATAGATCTAGGGCTAAACTCAGGGAAGTTTGATGTGTAGCTCGTCGCCGCCGGCAGCATCCTGTGGAAGATCTGAGCTCCCTGAATAAACACGCTGGGCGAGGTGCTCTCCACTGTGTGGGAAGCCTTCTTCCCAAAGGCAGTGGTCTTGTGCTTTTGCTGGCTACTGTATGACCAGTTGATCTCAATAGCTGGAACGACCACACCGTTTGCGTCCCTTGCAGTGACTTCCTTTGCTACCAGGCCGCGGATAACCTGCCGCGGCGCCTGACTATCTCGATCTGCAGAGCCCGGACCATCGGGAGTGAACGATGCATTGATCGCTCCACCTGGTGTGGTGTCTAAGTACACATCCGAGTCGTACTCGATCGCCTTGACCTTACGGATGAATGTCTGCGGATCAGACTGGATCTCAGTGACGGCAAACTGCTGCGTGTAGTTAGCGAGCTTGCCAAGTGCGTAAAGGTCGCCCTCAAGGGGGTACTGAGAGAACCTGCCGTGAGTCGTTGTACCATCGGTCTCTCCGTCTCCAGCGTAGCTTGCTGTTCTCACCGGAGTCCCGGCATACACGATCCTCTGCCCCCACTGCGGGACTTCCATGCGATCGATCATCGCGTACTCGATCAGATCAGCTCCTGTAGCAGCTCCTTCTTGTCCGGCAATCCGGGCCGAGACCTCATATGTTGAGCCAGCAGTCAGCGTCACATCACGGTCAAACACCACTGTCTGCATATGAGAGTGCGCTAATGGCGAGTTGTCTCTCGACAGCGTGATCGACGGACCCCAGATGTATGCGTTCCCAGAGTTGTTTGCTGCAGGGCAAATGTAGATCTGAGCGGCCTCGCTTGCGTTCGGGCTCTTCATGGAGGCCCAGATCCTGTACCAACCATCGGTGTGCCCGTGGAGGTTGGAGTAGGTCGCTGCGCTCGAGCCTTCGTTGAGCATGGCGCCCCATACATATGTTCCTCCAGCGGTAGCAGATGAGCCGCTGCCTCCTGCTGGCTTGATCTCAAACCTGTACTCGTTTCCTTCCGTATTGTCGATTGTGATCGGGGCTTGGATCCTGTACCAACCCTTGCCAACGCTTGCTACCGTACCTGCGCCGCTCACCTTTGTGGCTGTGCCATCACTTGCCCAGCTAATCGTGATTGACTGGTTGTTGTCGCTACTACCCTCTACATCCCAAATGTTCAGAGAAGTCTGCGCTGCGTCGTAGTTCTTTACATAGCATGATGCTGTGTATGTCTTGCCGTTTACTAGCGGACCCGCAGTGCTGTGGTTCTGCTCGTAGATCTGAGAGATCAGATAAGCGTTATTGCCGTCAGGCTTGCTGCAACGCAATGCGTACCCATACCCGAGAGGTCCAGCCTGACCGTCCTCAACGAAGGTCAGGTTGTTATAGAACCAGTCACCTTTTGTTAGGTCAGATGTACCCGTGTACCTGCTGGCAAACTGCTCGCCATCACACAGCATATTTGCGGCGTCTACTGCTTCGTAGCCGACCTCTGCGTCTGTCGAAGCTCCATGCTCTGTGAACGCCGAGATCGCGGTCCCCGTCCATGTCACCCTGAGCTCTTTCGTCTCAGAGGTGTTGCTGCGCGGGAAGATCTTGATCCGCGTATCTGTCGCGTCGATGTTCTTCACATAGCAGCTCGCGACATATGTCTCTCCGCTGTTGCCCATGTTCCATCGTGTCGTTGTGACAATGGACGGGGTTGCGGCAGACGAGGTGAACTTCTTCGCGGCCTCAGATCCACCGAACGGGGCGTAGACGAGAGATGTCCCAGTAGCGTCTGCCTTGCTAGTGTTTGTGTACAGCCATCCGGTGTCGACATTACCTGTAGAGGTGAACGACTTCGGGGTATAGATGAAGTTCCCCTGCTCTACATTCTTAAGTATGCGCCCTGATGTGCCGTAGTCAGGCACATCGTGCGAGAGGATGAACACATCGCCAGGTAGCAGCGCGACCGAGTCGAGGCCGGTATCAAACTCTACGGAGCGTGTCAGCTTCTGAGCGACCCGGAGCTGATAGTGAGAGTCCCTGATAGCTTGTGATCGACGGGTCACGCCGCGCATCTGCATACGCTTCTTCTTGTACTGCTTCAGGTCAGTCGGATCAGAGATATCCGGGTCATCAATCTGGACCGTGACTCGCTCGTAGTTTTGTTGGCGATCTAGGATGTCTGCCTCGATCGAGTTAGGGCTGTTTGCGGTCCCCATGTATCGAAGCTTCAGCGACCCCTCGAGTATGTTCGCCATCGTGAACATCGCCACAGGGCTTCTCGCCCGATCCCAGTGAACACCGATCTTCTGTCCGACCTTGATCGGCATAGCCCGACCTGCTTGGAAGATCTCGACAATCGCGTCCCACGCCTTCTTGTCTTTCTCTCCGAGCACCCCGTCATAACGAGCTCTCTTCTCCCATCCCGTAACAGTGCCAGCGTTAGCACCTGTAGGAGTTTGAGACGATGAAGTCCAAGCCAAAGAGTATTTGACCACATATGAGAAGTCTCCTGATGTAGGCCACTCGTAGTCGACGGCAGATATTGTCAGGAAGGCATCCGCGCCAAGGCCGGAACTGATGTTGTTGGCGTCCGTAGCAGCAGTGACCGTCAGAGTGTGACCAATGATCCACGACTGGGGGATAATGTTCGCGGTTCTGGACCCGTCAGATGAGTTGATCAGACCGACCTGAAAGACCAGAGTCGACGAACTGTACGAGGTAAATGTACCTGTCACGCTTCCGAACCCGTCTGCGACACCATCGTCGCAGTACGCGGCCCAGGCTATGAATTGATCGAGCTCAAACCTGTCAGGTATGTCATCAATCGTGCTGCCGAAGACGGCGCCGACTCCGTAACGCTCGTTAGTCAAAGCATCCAAGGCAATCCACGCGGGATTTGATGTGAACGCTGGCTCTTCCGCAACGAACTCGCCTCCGTTGTCTGTCCAACGAACCACCGTTCGCCCCTTGACGGTCGCTGTAATCTTTGGAGCTGAGTTGTTGATCTGCTCGTCTGCGCCCACAAGAAGAGCCATCGTCGCGGTGTGCGGATACTCGAGCTCTTCATCTTGGATCTCGACGATTTCAGAGATCTCCATGTAGTTGACCTCTTCCTGAGAATCGTCGAGCTCAGGGTTCGATCTTGCGATCTCAAACTTGTAGTAAGTACGCGCGGCCTCGCCGGCTGTTACCACTGGATTCGCGGGAGGATCCGTTGGGTTAGCAGCGACCGAAGCTGACTGGTGATACTTAATCCTGCGATCTGCCGTGTCGTTCTTGGTCTCCTTAAACGCCCCCGAAGACACCGTGCCCTTCCAGTGAGAGATCAGGTAGTTCTCATTCCCTGTAAACTCATAGGTCGCCTTGCCCAGTCCGTCAGATGCCGCAAGGTCTAGTATCCCGACATTGTTGAGGCCGAACCCATAGCCATCAGAGATCTGGTGCTCGAAAAAGGCTATGTTGTAAAGCTTGCAGTAACTTCGGACAGCAGCGTGTTGGTTGTCATTGGTCATGCCAGAGGTTGACCCAGAAGACCCGTACCCGAAAGGCATATGGCAATGACCAAAGCGCAGGAAGTTGGCGTAGTTTACCGCGTTGTTGCCATCGTGGTAAAAGTTGACTAGACGCCTTGTGTTATCTCCTGTCTCGCAGTCATAAGTCTGTTCGTGAACCTTCTCCCCGTCCGCATACATGATGACCGCAAGGTTACCGACACCTGCTAGGTCATAGTTTCTTATCTGGATTGCCACATGAGACCACTTGCCCTCCATCTCGGCCTTAGTACCAATCACATCCGATACATAGTATCTATCGTATTCTGTGCCCCCTGATACTTCGTCTGATCGACCAGCGACATGGGTAAACACCAACCGCACATCGTTGTTGCTCGCGCACCAGAACGAAAACGCAAGAGCTCCATCTTGTGCCTGTGCGTTTTCCCATCCAATGTTTGCTGTATCAGACGAGGTAGACGGTTCGTTGTGCTTTAGCGGGTATATATCCGCGGTCGTAGTGGTCGTTCCGTTCTGCCCGTTAAAGAAGATGTGAGCAAAATCACCCCCGATAAAGTTGGTCGTACTGTAGGTGTCTGTACGGTTGAAACGAGGCTTGGCCCATGTGCTAAATGTCCAGTTCTGGTCATACCTGCTTTGATTCGGTACTACATCCGCAGGGACATCGTAGTACATCGTAAAGTTGCTGGTTAGGTCGTTTGCAGTCCCGCTGTTGGCAGACACCGCGGCCCATGTAGAGCTCGACTTGCCCACTTGAAGCATCAGGTGACACGGAGTCAGGGCAGTGTGCTCGTCTGAATTTCTACCTGCAGCACCTGTTCCACCAATCATGTAGTCGGCGTTTCCAGAGCTGAACTCATAGGTGTCTGGGTCAACTAGGTCGACTCCTATGTCAGCGGAAAGCTGACCTGCCCTAGAGGAAGAGATCTCGTACTCGGGCAAAAGTGCAAACTTAGAAGTCGCTGTCCCTGAACCGTCTGTTTGATAAAACAAGATTCTGAACTTTGCGGTCGACCCCTCCATGTCACCGTTTGTGTTCTTGTACAGCCCACGCGGGAAGTTGACCCTGATAATCGCCCTGTCAGCTTTGATCGTCGTTTCGTGCGTGACCGGATCGGGGTCTGTACCTGCCGGCGAAAGATCAGGCTTAGACGAATAAGTGCCAGCGGCATACCCTGAGTCAGTCTCGGTGATCCCAGTAACCGCCTGGACTCTTGAGTCAAGTTGAGCTGACTGCCTTGCGTCCCCAAATCCTAGGATGTACTCCTGATTGAGCTCACCCGTTCTTCCTTGCATTCCAACAAGAGAAAAGTTGGATGCGTTTTGCCCATTGATTTGAACCCCCGCGGAGTCAAGTACAGGATTCCTGTAGAGATTTGATCCGAAGACGATCGGTATCGCGCTCCCCAGAGCCGCGACCGCTGCATCCCTGAACTCCAAGTCGGTCGAGTAAGGTCCGGTGATCTCTCCGTACCCTTCGATGGGGCCTTCAGACATCGCGTAGAGAGTGGTTAATTGCTGCTCATCAAAGCTGCCTAATGCCATCTCTACGGAAGTGTTGATGACCAGGCCGGCGACCATGTGCTCGCCGTAGACCACTGGCAGGGCCTCGCCGCTGCTCCTTGGGTTGCGAACTCCAGCGAATCCGTATGTCGAAGAACCAGAAGGATCAGCCTCCTGCTTCATCTGATCAAGCATCAGTTCCTTCATTACCCATGAAGTCACTGCCATGATCGCAAGATCAATAAAGAATGCCGTCCACCCCTGTGCTCCGAATAGCAGAGCAGCGAGCCCCTTCGGAATCGTTGTGTAGTGGAGGTGATCCCCGTTGTTCAGTTGATCGTCGTACTGCTCAGGATTGAGCCGGTCGCCATTTCGCCAAATAACGGCAGAGTCAAGCTCAATGCCCTCTGGCGCGCAAGACCTAGGGCAAACCCCCGGAGCCCACTGTATTGAGCTCTGGGTCGACTTGCGGCCCTCGTATAGAGAGCGCACCTTGTGGACAGTAATCACTCGCTGTCCTCCTTCAATCGGTACACGCCAATCACATTCTTGATCGCTCGAGCGGGAACAGCCAACACGCCATGCTCAAAGGTCGATGTCACGCAGCGTTTCGTTGACAAATCTACGAGCACAGAGATATGCGCGCTGACTCCTTGACCGTCCGGGTCAGACACGATCAAGTCGCCTTCCTGAACTGCTGATGTATGGTTGCGGCCCAGAAGGCTGAAGTGCTCTGAGAACTTGTCGAAGTAGTCGACAATGCGCCTAAAGGCATCTCCCTCACGCAGATCTACAATGCGAGGGGGATTCTGACCTAAGCGCACCAGTATCAGTTCACACACACCAGCGCAGTCAATGCCGGCCTCGTCTTTGCCGTGCAACTTCCACGGTCTGCCGATTAGGTCTGAGTAGTACACCATCAGATTCCTCCAGTCGCCCCAGGCCGCGGGATACCCGGATATCCACCGAACCTCTGCGGATGTAAGCCGGGATCAGTACCAGCAGCTCCACCGGCTTCTGCGGAGTTCTTCTCGCTCGTACCGTGAGCTACGCATCCGTTGACTCCGTCAAATGACTTATCGCAGGAGCTCAGATACTGCGCGTCACCTGATGACACGCTGTAGCCACACTCTGCAGATCGATAGACATGACGGCAGTGGTCTCTGATCGCTCTTTGAGCGGGGAAGGTCGCCCTCAAAGCGTTGTAAGTTCCGAGAGACGCGGATACATGATCGTCGCGAGCTGATACTGAGAGGATCTCGTACTCCTCCTGCATCACAGGAGATGAGCTATCCAAATCCTCAAGCGAGACCAGCATGATCCTGACGGGTTGACCAATCAGACCGTTATAGCTTTCTAGGTTTGAAGTCACCTCTCGGCCAATGTTCGAGATGGTCATCGTCACAGTGGGCAAGTCGCCCTTTGTGTTCTCAGTGGTCGAGGCGTGAGCGACAGGAAACGGAACATATTCGTTGCCGTTGAATGTGATCGCCTGGTTGTGCCTTGCCAAGCGATACCGAGTGGGCGTCGATGTCGGAACTTCGATCTCGTACAGCCAGACCCAAGGGGATGCAGACGCAAGGCTATCCTTGTGTGATCGCGCTGCGGAGCTCAGAGGACGAGCCATCTAGAACACCTCCTCAAGAGCGAAGTCTACAAAGTATGTCCCCGCACCGACTTGAGACACATTGAATGAGTCTGCCTTGAATCTAGCCTTTGCAGAGGTCTGTCCTAGTGTGAGCGCGCTGGTCATGCCGGGGTCGGTCGCGGTGTAATTCCAGTCTGAGCCGAACTCCTTCGGCGTGAAGTTGAACGGAAACATTGGGCCGCGAGTTGCTTCCCAAAGATCCACCAAGGCGTCTTTCGTAGACGAATCTACAGGCACACCAGAAAAAACCCAGCGGCGCCTCGCCTTAGATGTCATCGGCGCAGAGTAGGAATGTCCCGACTCAAACCTGTGCGTCAATGTCGTTTGATCAAATTCCACCCTGTAGGGGAGGGACTCGATCGCTGATGCGTAGTCATCCAGCTTTAGGACTCCATCCTGGGTTGTCTGGATCTCTACGCTTGCTTGGTCGCCAGCTCCGAGTTGCAGGTCGTAACCTGTTGTAAGAGTGTCTCTGTCGAATTTCCGTACAAGGAGTTTGTCGCTGGCGAAGAAGTCACCTGTGCCTGTCTGAGCGACAAAAACACCTTCGGCCTGACCTCGGAACACCTGAGCCTTGCCGGGGATGCCGGGGTTGTGGTCTGCAAACACATCTCCCGCAGCATCCGCGGTGTGGATGTAAGCACCATTAGAGAGCGTCCATCCGGTAACCCCAGAGCCATCGAGCTTGACCTTGAAAAGAGCTGGGCCTTCCTCTTTAGGGGAAGTCGGATTTAAGTACACCTCAACCTGCAGGGCTTGCCATCCATCCCACGGGTCAAAGGTGGAGGTCACATCTTTTGATGCCCTCTTAGAGAAGGTCGCGGCCCCGGTCGCGCTGTTGTGGTAGACCCATCCCGCCTCGATGAACTCGGTCTTTGTGCCGCTGCCATCGATGTTGATTCGGACCCACGCTGCTGCGCTCTTGAGCATCTGCCCGTACTTGCCCACAGATCCCCGTACCATCACACCGTACTGAATAGATGTTGAGTTTGTGAAGCTGGGTGCGCTTCCGAGGTTGAGCTCAACTTTTCGGTTGTGAGTCGTTTGAGAATCTGTGGGCCTCAGGTACACGAAGTCCCTGTGCTCAGTATTCATGTTCACATCGAATGCGGCGTACTCCTGAACACCGCTGACATGATTTGTGATGTGGTCATCAATCCCGGTAGAGACGCCGGTCCCGGTTGAGATGGACTCCTTACCTCGAATCCACATAGACATGAGGCTCACGCCCGAAGTGCCAAACCCATCCGAGACCGACTTGATCCCGCCATCAGACGCGACCCGTTTGAATTCGTCCCTGAACTTGACCTCGCTGGAGGCGACCCCTTCACCCCCACCAGGCGACGAAGGTGTTGATGCAGAACTATCATCTACTGCATCTGTATGCTGGATCACCTCAAGGAAGCTGATCCCGTCACAGACATGAGCAGCTCCGACTCGCCCAGTTGTGTCATCTGTAAACTTGGCAATACGGTCGCGGCCCAGCGTAAAGCCATATCCACCGGCAGTGGCGAGCTTTGCTGACGCCGAGTCTGTAATCACGCCTGAACTGATCGCGGCATCCGTACCCGCTGTGGTGCGACCCCCTAAAGTGGAGGTGTCAAAGAAGGTGACCTCGCTCTGCCATTCTCCGTTCAAGAAGAAGGGTCCAGCCTTGAAAGTAAGCTCAACATGACCTGATGCGTTATTGCGGGTCTTCAGCGACAGGTGAAAGTTCGAGAGGCGCAAGTGCTTGTGAGCCTCAGACAGGTGGTGACGGGCAACGAGCACGGGGTTGGGGGAGGCCCCGGTGCATCTCCACACATCAGCAATCAGGGCCGGCACCGTTGTCGACTCATCGTCCGTCACCGTTTGGTCGCCCCGATAGAGGATCGCGTGATAGTAGGAGGCGTTCTCTGCCTGGTCAGACGCACTGATTGCCGTCGAGCCTCCACCGAGCCTCGCAATGAGCCCAGAGCCATTCCAGACGCCATCTGCCGTCTCAGGGGTTCTCAGGGCGTCCTGAGAGCCTGTGGCATACTTGGTCGTAGTCTTGGCAGCAGAAGTCGCTGTGCCCTCAACGGCAAAGATTGAGAATCCAGCTCTCACCTCTGTGTTGGTTGTATTCGCGGCAAGATCATTCTCTGCGACGATTGATCGAAGACCCGGAGCCTCAGTGCCGTCGACAACATCGTTGCTGGTGTTGGCTCCGGTCACTGCAGCGACTCCTCGAGTCGCCATGTATCCTGAGTGAAGAGTGGCCGCGGTGATGAATGTGTGCGTGTTTGTGTAATCCACGCTGGTGACCGCGAGCGAGTTGAGAGGCAGATAAGCCATCTCCAAGCTAGGCGCATCCGCGGACGCACACCACTGGGTGGACGCTATCTGCGGCGAGGCGACTAGGATCTGCTCGGTCATCCTGTCGCGCCCCCCATAGTCCCTCTGAAGCCTCTATCAGACATCATGGCTTCTGCGATGATGTCCTTCAGGGTGTCTCGCCTCCTAAAGAGGAGCTCTTCGACGCCAGCGGCGTCAACAGCCTGAATGTTTACGCTGACATTCGCGGACTGCCCCCCCTGCATCTGCACGGGAATTGACTTGCCGTCTGGCAGGGGAACGACTGCCTCGTTCATCTTGCCCTCTCCGATGAGAGCAACATGAGGGCCTTTGACGATCGGGCCGCCATTCGCGTAAGGGTGGACGCGAGTTAAGCCTCCCTGAACTACTCCCCCCGTAGCCAACGGGTAGAGCTGACCTAAACCACCTTCGTTTACGCCCCCATCGGCCTGTCCGACTACGGACACCCCTAAGAACTTGCCGAGTCCGGGGATCATCCTGACGAGGCCCTGCAGGATGTAAGCCTGAATGATCATCTGAGCGATCTGCGCTAAGAAGGATCTGCCGAAATCTGCAAAGGCTTCCTTAGCGGACTTGGAGCCATCCATAACCGCGACGAAGGCATTCGCCATGCCGGAGGCGAAGCTTGTGACGCTGGTCGCAGCAGCATTTGCCATTGCAGTATCAGTGTCTAGTATCTGATCATAGAGCTTCTGCATTGCGTTGTCCGGCTTCACGATGTCATCGGACTCACCGAAGGACTGAGCAAAGACCGCGGCAGCTTCCCCTCCAAGAAAAGCAAACACCTCGTTAATCCTTTCTTGCATTGCCTCTCGGAGTTCAGGAGCCAAATCTGGTCTTGCTGCAAGGGCTTCATTCAAGCTATCTACAAAAGCACCGATTTGCTCGCTGGCAATGACGCTCAACTCTTCCTTGGGGACACCCGCTAAAAACCGCTCTCTAAGGTTTGCAAAGAAGTCATCCAGACCCCCTTCATTGACATCTAGGCCCAATCTTAATTTTAACTCCTGCGGAGTTTTCCACAGGATGTCAAGCATCTCCGTCAAGTCGCTGTCAACAAATGCAAACCGCACCTGCTCCTCAAAGGCAGTCCCGATCTCTCTGCCATAAAGGATCCTTGACTGCTCGATATTGATCCTAGCAGTATCGATCTGCCCCTGAATCTCAAGCAATTCCTTCGCAAGGGCTTCCCGAGATCCAGCCACAATACGGTTAATGTCGTAACTGCTAGTGTCTTCCGCAGTAAGTTTTGTCGGAGGAGCCCACATTAACTGCTGCTCAACAAGTGCCGCTCTCTCGCGGAGATCATCTAGGTCATTAAGGTTTTCAATCGTACTGTTATGGAGCTCTCGCCGGTTGTTCAAGATGCTGCTGTTAATAGCGTCAAAAGCGTCACTGAAGTCTTTGCCTCCTGTAGCCATTGACATCCCGACCTCTTCCATCACTCTCGAAAAGTTGCGCGTTTTTTCAGCAGACAACTTCATCCTTGCTGCCGCGTTGTCGGTCACACCGGGCAATGCTGCCATCAACTCGCTGAATTCTGCTACTCCTCGACCAACTAGACTCATAACGGTGATCAGTTGCCCAAACATACTGACCATCACCGGCCCCATCTGAGAGATGCCATCTCGAATGCCCTTGGCAGCGTTCTCCAAATCCTCAAACGACTTGATCGGCCCAGTGATACCAGTCAACATCGCCTGACCGAGCCCCATGAACCCCTGACGGAGAGCGTTCAAAATCGTCTCCATCTTGCGCCCAGGATCGAGCATCATCACCTCAAAGGCTTCCTGAGCAGCTCCAGAAGAGTTCTCAAAGTCATCTAAGATAGAAATGAAGTCTTTGAACTGAGCTCCGGTCAGAGCAGTAGCACCTGTCAGGGCTCGAACATTGTCGAACAGGACACCGAGTTGGGTGACATTGCCCTCTGTAGCCTTCATCACATCCTCAAGCATCCCGCGGAAGCCCCTCTGCTCAAGCGCAACTGCGTTGAAGGCAAACTTTTGATCCTCAAGACCAATGTTGAGTTGCTTCACCAGATCATTCGCGGCCTGAGAAGGCTTGATCATCGAGTTCAGCATCTGCCTGACATAGATACCCGCTGTCCGAGTATCGATACCAGCGAGGGTCAAGGCGCCGACCGATGCCGAGACTTCTTGTAGACTCACACCCGTCTGAGCGGCGATCGGAATGATGTTTCCGAGCGAGTTCGCCAGCAGCGGGATGGTCGTTTTGCCTCGACGCACCGTGGTGAACAGGATGTCGTTGATCTCAGTGACATCTCTGGAGCTCATCCCGTATGCGTTGATGATCGAGGTCAGGACATCAACCGTCTCTGAGAGCTCTGCGAGACCCCCTACGGAAAGTCGGACTGCTCCATCCAAGACCTCGACAGCATCGTTCGCGTCCAAGATGCCTGACGAGATCGTCTGATAGAGAGCCTTTGCCGTGTCGACCTCTGCGAGGCCGAAAGCAGTCGACATATCTAAAATCTGATCAGTAAAGCCCTCCATGTCCGCGCGGACTTGGCCTGAGATCGTTCCGACCTCAGACATCGCCTTTGAGAACTTGATTGCGTCAGCGGTCCCTCGAGTGAGAGCGGCTACCCCCGCGGCCAAAGTCAGAAAAGAACCAGCGACTCGTTTTACAGCACCCAAAAGAGTGCTGCCGACCGACTTAGCTAGACGCTTTGCAGCAGCTCCAGCTTTCTTAAACGCCGCCGCCCCAACGGTTCCAATGTTCCGAAGTGCTGCCGCGGCTTTTTTGGCCGGACCATCCATCATCGCTTGCATTCGCAAGACGATCTTTAGTGCGTGAGTGGATGCTCCAGCCATTCTCTATCGACCCCTGCCCATCTGGGCTTTCTTCTCGCGAACTTTGCGCTCGCGTTCTGCGGTTTCTTGACGAATCTTGTCAAACAACCCTCTCTCGGCGTCCACGATCTCACAAGCCTGAACAAAACTCAGCGACTGGTCATTAAGACCTCCAGCCGCTGGCAAGATCTGTCGAGACTCTAAAAACGCATACGCCCTCATAAACTGCTTTACCCCAAGCATGACCTCAGGGTGAGCAGACGAGAGAGTCGCTGTGGGACACCGAAACACCGGAGCCCTGTCCGTTCCTCCGCACTCACATTTTGGGTCATTGCCGCTGCACTTTGAGCATGAGATGGTGAACACAGGATATTTGGCAGGGGCATCACACCCCCACCGCTCCCGAGTCATTTCCATCCCCGGCTTTCGACATCGGGTGCAATCCGGCATCGGCTTGTTGGGGTCCGCTTCGCGGCCCCAACTCATTGCAGCAACGACCTTCAGGAGTTTCCCTCTTCTTCCGACACGGATGAGTGTTCGGTAATGGCGTTTGTGAGCTCCGTTCTGTTGGCGGAGCTCAAGCGATCAAGGCACTCATCAGTCACATGACGCGGGTTTCCCTTAGTCACATCAAACTGAGCGTCCGTCCCCGCTGTGGTTTTGAAGTTCCTCCACCCCCGCAATCCACACCGCAGGATCTGCAGTTGGTAACTACCAGACTTGATGGACATCTCGTCCTGGCCTGGGACTGAAGCGATCATAGAGTCCGCAACACGGGCCTCCTCGCTGACGGTCAGGGAGCGTAGCTCAAACACTGTCTGCTGCTCTTCCGGCAGCTCTCGGTCTTCTTGGAGCACATAGTCAAATGTGGCTCTGGGGTCTAGGGCAATCGGCATTGTTTCCTCCGTGCTGATTGACTCGCGGTGGAATTGGTAAAGCC